TGTAAATATGGATGTAAATAATATGTCATCAACACTACATTTTAAAGTAACAAATAGTACACATGTACCTATTTGTTATGCTGTTTACGAGCAACCAAAACTAAGTAATAACCCTTCTAAGCATGGAGTGCTAAAACCTGGAGATACTAAAGAGTGGAACTCAGGAAGCCTACTTGTAGGAAACTATGAGGTGTGGGCTATTGTTGTGGGTGATGCTAAAGATCATACAGAATACACCATGGTTGATGGAAACAAACCTTTGTTTCCTGGAGAGGATGTTATGAAAGTCTTTTTTGAAGATGGTCTAGAAAATTGGCTAGGATCTTTAGATAAAGAAGATATGGAAGCTTTTAGCGATGGAGATTTAAAACAAACGCTAGGAGAAGATATGACTGAATCAGTTTGTCCAAGTTTTTATTGGAATGGAACATCTACACATCACGTACAAGTGACAGGTGGTCCTCAATTGGTACAAGAGCAAGAAACAGGTTTATATAGAATTGGAAAACCTGGCGAAGAAATAGAAGCAACAACCTTACTCTGTTACAGATCAGGTTAAATATAACAGCCCTCAATTAGAGGGCTTTTTTTTAATCTATGGTGTCGTTAGTACCTTCTCCTTGTATGCTCATCACTCTATAAGTGAGCTCTCTGCTATTAGACTTACCACCCTTCCCTTGCTTTTTCATATTATAAATGAAATCCCAGTCATGACCATAGTGATTTCCATGAGGAGGTAACTTTTTTGCCAACTCTGTCTTGAGTATTATTTCACTGTGTCCTATTTGTGAATTACCTAAAAGAGCAGTGCGTTGTTTGTTCCAAACATCCACCCAAGAATTGAAATACATAAAGTCATAGCTAGTTTTCTCTATTTCTAGATAGTTTTCAAAATGATTGGGTAGTATAACATCATCATTAGCATAGAAAACCAGATACTTACCAGTTGCGTTCTGTATAGCGTAGTTTGTTAACTGATACCCACATCCTCCTCCATTTTCTTCAGCATTGAAGTAATGAATTATATTACCTCGATGAGCCTCTTGAATCTTAAGCTCTTCTAGATAACCATTATCTATTAGTTTTTGGAAATCAGGACACGCATCTCCCATTATAAATGCTTCCCACCCTGTAATATTTTGGTTCACAATACATTGTATAGATCTCAAAGTTCTCTGAGGTCTACCATAACAAGGCATTGATACTGTAATTCTAGGAACGGACATTGCTTCCTATATCTTTCACTGGCACTCCTACATACTTTCTATAGGGTTGTAGCTCAGACTTCTTTCCTACAAAAGCACTAGCTCCAATCATACACCCTTCAGGTATAGTTAACTTCTGATGTATAACTGAGTTTAAACCTAGGTTACATCCATCTTTTACAATTGTATGACCTCCCACCTTTGCTCCACATGAGATAGTGACATTGTTACCAATGGTAGCATCATGTCCTACATGAGAATGTTTCATGAGATAGCAGTTCTCTCCTATTATTGTAGGTGCATCAGCACCTGAATCTACAGTGACAAGACCTGTGAGGATTGTTCCTTTCTTAATAATCACCCCTTTACAATCTTTTTCTCTACTCTTCCATTCTGGTGGTAGACCAATAAGACAATAGGGCCCTATAGAAACATCTTCTTCTATTATAACATTTTCCCCTATAATGGCTGTTGGATGTATGTATTTCATTATTTTGATGTAAATTCACGTAGCATCTTTGCGTAGTTCTTTTTCCATCTAGGTATAAGTTGTATCTCTCCTGTAGGAATCTTACCTTGTGCTCTAAGTTGTTCTATATGTGCTGAATGTCTTTGTATAATGTTAGGTCTAGTTTCATCATCTGTACCCTGACCTGATTGGTGATATCCTCTACCACCCCACATATAAAACCAAGATGCTTCTTCTTTAGGCATTTGAGCAGTGACTACACCACCTAAAGCATGTATTCTATTTACAAGGGTCATATCTCCACCAGCATTCTCTAGCGGACTTCTACCTATACGCTCCCACACATCTTTACTATACACTATCCCTGAGTTACCTACAGGGCTTATAGATGTAATGTATGGTTCATTATAGAACACAGCTGTATGCCAGTGTATAATATTAGTGTCTTCTTTCCAGAAGTTAGCTATGTTCTGTAGATGATTAGACATTGCTACATCATCATCATCCCAAACAGCAATGAGATCTCCTGAACATCGCTCGATAGCATAGTTTTCTTTCTCTCCTATTAATGGAAATGTCTCATCCAAATTGTAAATGATTACCTGAGGATGGTCATAGACCAGCTTATGCTCAGGATAATCATTCACTATAACTAATTCACACCTATCACTTGGATAATCCTGTATAAGAAAACTATATAGTGCTTCTTCTAATGTGTCCACCCTTCCATAGGTGATACATTTACACGATATAAAGGGGAGAGAGCTCATTACCAAACATGCATAACATCAAAGGGAGATACAAGTAATACATCTTTATCGTCTGATAAAGGAATAACTAGAGCATCTTTTAGTTTGCTTGGATCTACAAGTACAACATCTCCTGATTTGATAGTTGTTACTAAGTCTCCTACATCATATACAGTGAGCTTAGACATTCTCTTTAGCATTTCACGCTGCAATGCTTCTTTAGTGTTCTCATCAACAATCAATTTACTCTCTTCCTTCTTAGGAATGTCAACATAAATTCTGTTGCCTAATAACTTTTTGTACGGTTTTTTAGCCATTGGTTTCAATGTTTGTCAGTGTTCTGAATCGTTCAATGTCCTCCCCATATAAATAAGCTTCTGTCTGATAAACTTCCACTTTCTTTTTAGTACCAATCATCTTGTTAGTTTTAACGTTGATGTTAGGCACCTCTGTAGTGCGTTCATGCATATCATCTAACAACACAACAATGGTGTCATCATTCATTTGAACGCTGCGTATCACCTTGTTAAGATTGATACTGTCTTTGTACTCTTTGTACTCTACAGGATCTGTTCCCTGTATAGCTTCTTTACGTGTGTAAAAGAATTGGTTTTTCATAATGTAATGGTTTTAATCTTCCCACAACTCTTTAGAGCTATGGATTTCTGTTATTAAGCTTAAGTATTTATCTTTAGATAGAAGTCCTACATGTCTGTGCACTTCTTTTCCATTCACTTTAAAAAGAAGTAGTGGAACACTTCTAACGCCATGCTCTCTTGCAATCTCTGGTTGAGAGTCAATATCTATAGCAGTTATGTTTTCTACACCTTCTAGTATCTGAGCAAGGTGTCTGCATGGAGAGCACCAAGTTGCGCTAAACTTTAGCACTTCAAGACCTTCTGTCATAGTATTTGTTTAAAAGGTAATCACGTATTTTATTAATCTCATCGTAACGATATATATCAGCCTCTACATTAGCATGCTCATCAGCTGTCAAAAGTATAATATTTTCATCTAAATTCCTAAGCTCTGGATATTTACTTTTAGGAAGTATATGATGGAAGTATACACTGAGGACTTCCTTACCTAGATAGGTTCCACTAATTTCAGAAACATGAGGACGTTGTTTCCAAATCTTTCTAAAGAGTGTATGGTCTGTGTTTGGTTGGGATTTACCAACACTAGCTTTAGGACGAGCTAGTGCTGGTTTTTTAAATCCTCTGTTGCCAGACAGTGTTTTTCTAGGTTTGTGTTGGAAACAATACTCAGTTTCTGAACTCTTTCCACACACTAAACACTTCATATGTCAAATAGATCAGGTGTAACTTGTTCAGATGCAACCACTTCAATAGCTTTAACTTTCTCGTAGTCTACCACTTCAATCACAGCTTCACTTTTTTTTTCAACTTCTTGGTCTATACCACGGATAGCATTTACAATCTTAGTCTTAAGGTTATCAAAGAAGTTAACATCCTCTAATATCATTTCTTTGAACTCATCAAGACCATACTTAACATCATCAAATGTATATGTGTTACCATACTTACGACCAAGTTCATACTCATGAAGAAGAGCTAGTGTCTCACCCACTTTATCTATACCTACACCATACACTATCTCAAATTCAGATTGTCTATAGGGAGGGTTCATTTTGTTCTTAGTAGCTTTCACCTTAGTGATATTACCATAAGTGACACCACCATCCTTAGCTAGTGATCTACTCACCTCTATTCTACAATCTGAGTAGAACTTAAGTGCATGACCACCTTGTGTAGTGGTTGGGTTACCAAACATAACACCAATCTTCTCACGATACTGAGAGATTACAATAACACACGTGTTAGTGCTGTGTGCAATGCTTTTTAGTTTTGGATATGCTCCACTGTTAAGTCTTGCCTTCTTACCAATTGCATGATCTCCAACATCACCATCTAATACAGCTTTAGGAATAAGTGAGCTGTCTGAGTCAATAATGACTAAGTCCACCTCACCACTGCTCATCATCTCTACAGCAATATTAAATCCTTCTTCACCAGAAGATGGCTGAGCAATTAGCATCTTTGATGTATCTACACCAAGTGCTCTAAAGTAGTTTGTATCAACAGCATGCTCACCATCAATATAAACCACCTTTCCTCCTTTAGACTGACAGCTAGCTACAGCATGTCCACATATTGTAGACTTACCTGTGCCCTCCCAGCCCATAAGTTCATACATTTTACCCTTTACAAAACCTCCTACACCTAATGTAATCCAGTCAAATCCAATTGACCCTGTACTAATTACATCATAGTTATCCCCAGATTTGTTATCGAGTGATAGTACGGTTCCCATACCATACTGTTTGTTTAATTTCTCCAGTGCTTCCTGGAATTTGTCTACGGTTGATTCTTGTTTTTTTGCCATTTTTAATTGTTTAATTGTTACTTACAAATATAATAAATTGTACGTGTATTCCCTAATGTTTAAAGCAAAAAAAAGCCCTAGATTTCTCCAGGGCCCTTTTCACAATTAAAAACAGAACAGAAATACTTAATTCAAATTATCTTTTAATTTCTTATTACCCTTAAATCTACTATCATAGGGGCAGTGTCTGCAACTTCCTCCACAACAGCTACCTTTCTCAATAAGGTGCTCTGTGGTAAAATGAACCCTACCTGCTTCTAAGTAGTAATAATCATCTTTATTCATATGTCAAAGTTATAAAAGGAATTTTAATAATCCAAAAGTAAATTCACTCAAAGGTAATCTTTTTTACCTAACTTGATTATCCTTCACAGCTTACACACTCAAGAATGTTCCTTGCAAATGCTTGTGCTGAGCTCTGACTGAACTGATAATATAAAGTTTTAACTCCTTCTTCGTGTGCATATAGATACAATTGATTTATATCCTTTGCAGGCACTGTAGGATGTATCATAAGGTTTAAACTCTGTGACTGATCAATGAACTTTTGTCTTTGTGCAGCCTGAAGAATTATCTCCTTAGGACTTATCTCGATGAATGACTTGAATACACCCTTAGTTGGAAACTTTAAGTGTTGTACAGATCCATCCTTCTTAAGAATAGACTCCCAAGTCTCATCTGTGTTTAGCCCATACTTCTCTAGCTCCTCTACTAAGAATGGATTCTTATACACTGTCTTACTCTTAGCAAGATCTTTGATGAAGTAGTTGGACTTAATAGGTTCAATACCCATACTCACCTGACCATGTATAAACGAACTAGACTTAGTTGGTGCTATAGCCATGAGTGTAGTGTTTGCATATCCTTCTCTAATAGACTTATATCCCTTAGCATCATGTAACCATCTTGAAGCTGCATCAGTGCGCTCTTTTAATGTACTAAACATCTTATGATTGATTTGCTTTGCCTCTAAAGATTCAAACTCTATAAGCTTAGATTGGAAATAAGAATGGTAACCAAGGACACCTACACCTATTGCTCTGTGCTCTTTAGCAAACCTCCATGCTCTCTTCATACCGGGAAGATGCTCTGACTTCTGTATGAACTCATTAATCACTGCATTTAAAAACAGTGTATAAGTTTCTATAGCATCAGTTTCTACAATCTCATCCCAGTGTAATAAGTTGATACTTCCTAAACAACATACAAAACTGTTAAAGCTGTCTGTTGGTAGTTGTATCTCGCTACATAGATTAGAAGCTGTGATGGTATAACCAAGCTCCTCATATGGTGTATTCTTATTTGAGTTGTCAGAGAACATAATATATGGAAATCCAAACTCATTACGTCTTTGGATAATCTTAGCCCATATCTTACGCTTCTCTTTGCTACCAGCTTTCATACTCTTCAACCAGGCATCACTCACTGTAACACCATACTGAAGATTCTGAATAGGATTACCCTCTGTACCAATGTCTAGAAACTCCTCTATATCTGCGTGCTCCACTGGTAAGTATACAGCACATGCACCACGTCTAGCTGCAGATTGTTTACACACATCTACAACAGTGTCATACATTCTTGCATAGTGTATAGGACCATCTGCTTTACCACCTGTAGTGATGTTAGATCCTCTAGCTCTTATGTTTCCTAAGAAGGCACTTGTACCTCCTCCATACTTAGACATCATTCCTATCTCACGTCCTGCATTTAATATACTATCTAGTGTATCATCTACATTAGATCCATAACAACTAATAGGAAGTCCCTTTGCTTTACCAAAGTTAATCCATACAGGTGTAGACAGGCTATAGAAACCTCTTGACATATAGTCTTCAAACTTGTGTGCAAAGTCACGCATGTTTAGATATTTCTCAGCTATGTTCGCTATGTCTGTGATTCTTTGCTCAGGGGACTCGTCTAGATATCCTCTGGACAAGAATGTTCTACTGTCTTCATTAAGCCAGTAGTATCTTTTATTCCATTTTAAAATAAATCGTCTATAGTTATACTCTTACTCTTCTTGTTATAATCTACCTGCTTCTTGTAAAAGAAGTCTCCTTCTTTAGTAGCAGTGATCTCTATATCAAACCATTTAGTAGATGCTAGCAGCTCATTACTAACATCAAATACAGGTTGCATACCAATCTTCTTAAGTGAGTTGTTAAAACGGTTCATGATGAAGTGTTGAATGGTTTCTTTAGGAAGGAATTCAAGCTCTCCTTGTTCAAAGATCCAATCAAGAATACCACACTCAGCTTTGTATGCTTTGTTACATGCTGAATATATTAGGTTTTCAAACTCTTCATCAAACCACTCCGGATTCTCTTTCTTAATAATGTTAATAAGCTCTGCTCCAAAGTTACCATGTATCTCCTCCTCTTTACTTGTAGCTTCAACAACATTAGATATCCCCTTCAGGACATTCTTCTCCTTGTTAAAGCTCATCATAATCAAGAACTGGCTAAACAAACTTACGTGCTCTATGAACAAAGAAAACAGAAGTACAGACTTAGTGTACATCTTATCATCTCGTGATCTTGTACCGTCTAAGTACTTTTTCAAATACTTAATTCTACCTTCTATAGCAGGCACCTCAATCACACTCTGAAACTCTTGTTCAAGTCCAAGAATTCTAAGTAGTCTAGCATATGCATCTTTATGTCTCACTTCTGATTCAGCAAATGTGAATCCCACATCACCTATTTCTGTAATAGGCATACGTTTGTACAAATCACCCCAGAAGGTTTTCACATTCACTTCTATCTGTGCAATAGCAAGCATAGTTTTCTTGATTACATCACGCTCATGGTCACTAATTGTGATCTTGAAGTCTTGTATATCTTCTGTGAAGTTGAACTCTGTATCAATCCAATACGAGTGTCTGATTGCATCTTTGTACTCTAGTAGTTGTGGATATTCATAAGGGAGAATGTTCACCCTTGGCATAAAAATGTTATTGTTCATGTTGTTATAGGTTTACCGTGTTTATCTAAATTCAAAGATAGCAATCGTTGTTCCACCTCAAATTCCACTTTAAGAATAAGACTAAGTTTCTCTTCTAATTCCTGGTTAATGATTCTCCCAACAAAAGGTAACAACTCTTGAAGGTTGGTATCCACTCTTGGTAATCCACGAACAGTTGATATTTCCTTGCATCTAAAGCCGTCTATCTTTAACAAATCATCAAACCACTGATCTAAATAAAACACCACTGCAGGAATATCTATCACTAATCCTGGTCCATCCAAAATTAGTTCATATGTCTGATTAAACTCCTTAGCTGTCCTCATAATCCATGGTTGTTGTTTGTATCCAATAGGAATCTGCAGTTCTCCTAGGTTGGAACCCTAAGGAATGTTTGTTACTCTCAGAAAGTTTGGTGATGATCATCTCTGCCTCTGATTCAGAGAGATGATTGCTAGCAAGCAAATCTACTATAATTTTTCCAATTGATCTCATAATTATTTTTAAAAGTTTTATTTTATTCAACAAGTTTTTCTAACCTCTTTAGTTCTCTTTTCATATTCCTGATTCTACACGTAAGAATTCTAATTTGTGCTGCATGTGCAGTTCTATTTCTTACGTATTTAGGCCTAGCACCTCTCCTCTTGGCAGAACTAAAGAACTTGTCTAGAAAAGGTTGCACACGTTCTCTGTAAGGTGCATAGTTTTCTAACATATTCTCATGCTCTTTCCTTCCATATATCACTGTAGCATGATCAGCACCTACTAACATTCCTATAAGTGTTAGTGACACATATTCCTCAGAGTAGTTGTAAGCTAAGTAATAGTATAGAAATCTAAGATGGGACACCTCATGTCTTCTTGATTTTTCAGCAATATCCACTTTAAAGTGGTCATCAATCAGTTGTTTGATCTGTTTCAGTCTCATCCTCCTCGGTATTTTGGTTCAACTTTTCTTTTAAGGTGATCTCAAGTTTACCCAATCCTTTTAACATTGCAGCATGTTCAGTAGCTTTCCTACTAGAAAACTGTCCATTAAAATTTGCATGTGTTTCATTAATTGAAAAGCCCCACTGCTTCTCATTATAATAGTAGAATATAGAAACATATATCTCATTGTTGTCAAATAGTTCAAACAACATATGAGGACCTGCTTCTACCACTCTTGTGAGTTGCTCATCATCTACACCTAATTCAAGCATAGCACCTTTAAAAGCTTCGTCTTCATTAAACTCCTTAAACGATTCTACTAGTTTGGCCTTAAACCATTCTCTCATTGCTTCTGTAGAGAGAGGATACTTTTCAAATATCTCTTTTGCTTTCATTGTTTTATTTTTAATTATACAAGTTGTTTTAGTTGTGAAATGCGCAGCACTTCTTTTTCTTCATCATACCCATCCCACACTTCAAAATCATCATCCCAATCGATTCCTATCTTATCTTTCCAATAGTCAATCATATCTTCTGTCTTGTTGAAGACTCTATATTGTAAAGATATCTCATCTCTGTGCAGTCCGTTCTTCATGAGTTTAATCACTTTTGGAAACACAGCTTGGAATTCACTAGATGTTTTAGAATATTTACCTTTTTTAACGAGATCAAAGTCTTTAGAATACCTAGGATTTAGCTTATAAACCACTACAACAAATCCTTCATCATAGTCATAATCTTCTATAATGCTCTTTGTTCTTTCATATTCGTCATCTAGAAACTCTCTAAACTTTGGTATATCATCAGGACGAAACAAGAGATATATACAACCAGCATATGATTGTATATCTCTCTCTACGTCTGATGAGTATGCATTGACAAACCCATTTTCTTTCAATGCATTCTTTGGTATCTTCAATGTTGGAACCATGAAGATGCTAGTTATGGTCTTTCTTATTTCCATTGAGTTCTTATATTTATAATTCCATTACATAGAAAGTTCTCTTCGCTTATCTCCCAAATGTTATTGTCAGTTGCCCATTTCAGAGATCTGATTAGGTTCTTCACACCAGGGTAACTTCTACCCTTGTAGTCAAAACCAAGGTAAGCATCACGCATGTCTTCATCAGAAAGTGTGTACACTAGTGGACTATAATAGTTTGCACTATCACAAACAATAAATCTTGGATTGAGTACAGTGTATCCGTGATACTCAGTTCCTTCAATGCTTGCTAAATGTTCTGCAGCTTTCTTATAAAGATAAGCCTGGATGTACGCTCTTCTGTACAAATAGTATTCCTCAAAGAAGTTCTCTACATTCCATGTACATTTCAAATCATACACTTGAATAGTTTCCTCTTCGTGGTCTATTATCACTTTATCCATCATGGACTTAAAATTGTGATAGAACACTACATAGTCTTCCACTTGCAACTGATTGATTACAGTGTATCTAACACTGTCTACTGTATTAACAATAGGGCTAGTTACAGAACTTCTCTTTAGTGTTTCTACAATCTTCTCTGCCATTGTTACATCTAAGCTTGTCACTACAGTGAGATTGTTTGTTCGCACCTTTCTAATTTCATGATAGTAGAGCTCTGCATCACTTCCTACAAACTTATTAATAACAGCCTCATATTTTATCTTGAAAGAAGAGATGTCATAAGCTTCTTTTGATAAGCTCTCAAAGTTTCTAGATACGTTCCCTGACTCATCTGTTGCATCTCTAGTAACACGATAGAGTGCTTCTACAAACTCAAGCATGAGTCCTGTAGGTGCGCTTGCACAACATGATAGAAAGAATTTCTCTTCAAATAGTTCTGGTTCCATAAGTATGGTTTCTACTAGTCTTCCCATATTTGCTGCAGCAGTGTCTTTTTCTTCTATCGTTTCATTAAGAATATATTTTCTATGATATTTCTTTCTATCAAGTGAAAAGTCCTTTAAAGAACTAGAGCTGTCTAACATAACAGCTCTATAGTTCGCTTCTGTATTTTTCTGTCCCTGTATCATTGTTCTATTTGTTTGATAAATTCTATCTCTCTTTGTAAGTAATCAAGAGCTTTGTATAAATCTTTAAGCTCATTATCTTTTCTACCTGCTCTCACCAGATATTTGATTATATTCCCACGAGAAAACGAGATGTTATACATGTGGCAAAAATCTATGACATCAAGATTTGTATCTGAGTCATAGTGGTCTGGGTTTGTGAGTCTCCTCAATAAATCTCTGTCCATTATTTCTTGAATTGTTTTAATTGTTTTTCTAGGTCTGTTTTAACATCATGGCAAGTTTTACAGAGCACCTGTAAGTTATTCACTTCACAAAAGAGTGTTTCTACAAATGCAGGAAGATCTTGTGCACAATTAAGGCTGCCTGCTGGTTCTATATGATCAACATTTACATCATCACTTTTAAACCAACCCTTGCACTTCTTGCACTGATATTCCCACCTCTGTCTTTTATTACTTCCTTTATATGCTCTCTTTGCAAGGTTCTTGCATTCTGTTATTGGTTTCCACCACCTACTCTTTTGTCTAAGTGCACTCCTTATCATAGACCAGAATGCTGATTCTGTCATTGTACCAGCATTTCTAGTTTTAGGAGTTACTCTTGTTGATTTCTTTGCCATATAAGCTTAAATTAAAGGGGAATAGCAAATATACAAAATAAATACTATCCCCCCATTAATTAATCTAAAGACACCACTCTGTCTTTTATCTCAGCTTTCATGTCTTCTAAGCTTTCTACAATACTACGTATGTCTGCAGTGCTGACATTTGGTAAATTGAATTCATACTTAGAACTTTCTGCAACAAAGCCTTCTTGCACCTTAATCTCAAGGTTTTCAAGCTCACGGATTGCATATTCTTCATCAAGCTGTAGTGTATCAAACTGATTATCATGAAGAATACTTGTAGCTTCTTCTCTTGGTACAGTCATAATAGGAAGATACTCATAGCATCTACCCTTGTGTGCACCAATACCAACTACCTTCATAGGATTGATGAGAACAAGTACAGACTGATCACCACATCCTACATAGTGTATCTGGTCAGAAGTGAAGTGTAAACCAGCTGCAGCACAATCTTGTGTTGACCAGTTACAACTTTCCTTAGGCATGTTAACCACCTTACCTACACGTATGTCAAATGATTTAGTCCAATCATCTGTGAAACGATTCTCATGTCTGTTAGGTAGGTCTAGATATAAAGCTGTAAGACCACCTATCTCTTCTCCATGATTCACTTTGACAGTGTTGGTGTACTCATACTCTTCCACTTCACCTGTTCCATTACAAGTATCACAATGTGTCCAACCACAATCATCATCATCATCACAGAATCCACCATCACCATCACAATCTTGACAGTATGTACTGGTTTCTACTTCTTCACGATATAAGCTATCGTTATGTACAAGCTTGTATTCACCATTCTCTAGGAACACAGTGTAGTCATCTGGACTCTTCTTCCAAACAGCTTTCATCTTGTTGTACGTATTAGAAATGAAGTGTACAAGCTCTGGACTTCCATGTAGTGTAACAACATTACGTAGTGCTACAAAGAATCCCTGCTTAGTAATACGGAAGCTGTTCTCTTTCAAGAATCTGTAT